GAGAAAGCAAGACTCGTTCCCTTAGTAGCATGAACGGCTCCCCTGCAAAAAAGAAGCTCGATATCAACACCTTGGCCAAGATGGATGATAGAGAGTGGGATGATGCCATAGATGACATGGCGAAGTCCCTTGGGAAGAAGGCGCGAGATATTAAGATCTCTGATTTTGTTCGTTCATATAGAGGGGCATAATTTAGGTACTTGACAGGTTTTTCGCAAAGAAGTTACAATGAACAGTGCCCAGACTGTGTTCTGGTGTCATTCCGTGCAAGCGAGATATCCCGGATCGTGGTTTCCCGGAAAGTCCACAGAGCGTCGCCTGCTTTAATGGCTAACGTTACTAAGCTAGTTATGGATTTTCAAACGGAGAACACAATATGGCCCTAGATCAGGGATGGCTTGACGTATCTGATCCACGGGTAGTGATCTTCTGGGAGAAAGATCTAGAGCGGGAAGTCCGCGCTAAGGATCCCCTCTTCGATGACAGATATGGGTTTGCCTCAAAGGCCAACTCTTCTCTCGTCGTTGTGAAGGATCAGCTCGTTAATGAGCCCGGCGCCAGAATCCGCAATAAGTTCCGCTATCAGCTCGAAGGTGAAGGCCGCGCAGGCGACCAGCAACTAAAGGGCTATGGTGAATTCTACAAGAGTGCGGTGTTCGATGTCTTCGTTGACACCCTCCGTCACTATGTAGAGACGCCCACTCCGATTACCCAGCAATGGGTTACCGAAGATACGATGGAAGAGGGCAAGGACGGTCTTTCTGACTGGTTCGCTACCAGACTGGGTTTCGGTGCGCATCTACATGCAACCGGCCTTAGTATAATTACTAAGCCCCAGTACACAATCAACAATGAGATTCAGGCACTAAACTCTTCGTACATTATGCGTCCTAATGACACTGCTGCCGGCTCGCTCGGCGAGGCAGATATCATGAAGGTCGACATAATTGACGAAGCTCTTATGCGTCTGAAGCTCCTGCAGCCTTTTATTAAGCCCGCTAAGACTCCTCTTGGTGAGCTATACGTTTGCTTCCTCTCGCCAGAGCATGTTAGAGACCTTCGCAAGACTGACGCCGAATGGTTCTCTATCATGAAGTCTAGCCTCGCCGGTGGTCGGATTGATGACAACCCGATCTTCACCAATGCTCTTGGCAAGTACGCAGGCGTGCTATTCCTCGAATCACAGCTAGTTCCGCCCGGCCTGAATGCCGGCGGGACTGCCATTAAGAACAAGACTCGTCGGGCATGGATTGGCGGCGCCTCTGCTCTATACATGGCATATGGCCGTGGTTTCGCGGCTCCGGGCTTCCGCAGAAATCGATTCCGCTGGGATCGAGAGACTGAAGACTTCGGTCATCAGCACCAGATCGCAGCCACTACCATCACAGGTATTGCCAGACCGCGCTTCGTTAAGCCCGGTGAAGCAAGCGCCCGTGAGGCTGGCGTCTTCGTGATCGAGACTTACGCAGATCACAAGATGACTGGGACCGATGTCTACGCGCGCTGGATCAACGCCGGCGCGACGTATGAAGCGTGATAGGGGGGTGACATAATGGCCACTACCTACACTCACACTGCGTTTAACGATGTAGCCCCGAAGCCTCAGGGTACTCTGGGCACCATCGCTCGCTCCACTGAAATTACGTGGGCGACACTAACCAACGATGCCACGTATCAGACTGTAATCAATGACGTCGTTAAGGTCTTCAAGCTGCCTGCTGGTGCTAAGATCAAGCGAGTTGTCCTAGATAACAGCCTTGACCTTGACAGCGGTGGCAACGCACTCGATATTGACATCCAGCTCACGGATGGTACCACCACTAAGACCGCCCTAAACGGCGGCACTGCCGCTGGAGCGGCTGGCATCTTCGACAGCGACGCAGCTTCTCAGTATGCGTCCGGTGTCGATGGTATCAACTACGTCACTCCCAATGGCGATTTTTATCTACAGCTTAAGGCGATTGCTGCCGGCACCGGCGACATCACCGCAGCTGCTAAGTCAACCGTTACCGTCGAATACACTCCGTGTGTCGAGGGCGGCGAGTACATCCGGGATTGGCC